CTAAATTACGGAAAATGGAACACATTATTCGTGCCTATCCAGGCTCTATAGATAGCACTATTAAGCCTAATCTAAATTCTAAAGAACGTATTAAAGAACGATTAGAGCAACAATTAACTAATATTGAAAAAGATTTAGAGAATATAAAACAAAATTTAGATAGAATTCCTAATATTAAATACGACGTTGGTATGGCAGTATTTCATAAAAGTATGGGTAATGCCATTATTACTAATATTTATTTGAATGAAATGGACGGTATTAATTTGCCAGTCCAGGCCGACTTTACTGATGGTTATGTATACGAGATCGTTGGCGTACAAGGCAAATTTAAGGCTAGAGAGCATGAGCTAATACCAATAACCGAACTTACTACTAATCTTTACTGCAAATGAGCGTAAATTGCTTATATGAACCAGGCGAATTAGTAAAGCTAATTACGCACGAAATTCATGAAGAAGGTAGAGCTATTTCTGAATATTGGGAATATTGGATAGTTACTGGAGTTTATTTAGTTACGGAAATTGATACTTATGAATACTCTTCTAGAACTCCTTGTTTTACTTATACTTTAGTAAGCATAGCTGACAGACAAAGAAAAACGATAAATATACCGGAACATAAGCTAATCCCCTTAACCGATTCAGAGGAGTCTTATATAAGGCTATTATATGGCCAGAAATAGGTCTAGGTTCGCTTTGGGTGACTTTGTTGGGTTCAGAGATCCAAATGCACTCAATTATCAAATACAGGGCGAAATATTCAAAATTACAGGCATATGGGAATACAATCCTGCATCTAAACTTTATACATATAGAATAGAGCACGTAGCTTTGCGCCACCTCTCTTTCATAACAAGTGAGAATAACTTATTAAAAGTAAAGAAGAATCAAGCTAAAATCATACATCTAATATATGGGTAAACGTAGATTTAAAGAAAATGATATTGTTTTATTTAAGGCTCCTCCTACAGCTAAACAGGCTGGAATGACCTTAAAACATTCACTTTTATATAAACGTTATGGTCTATTCCAAATTATAACCCTTCGAGATAGTGATTGTTTAGTAGTTCCGTATACTTCTGAAATGACTAAAGATTCAAAAGAAAAGATTTTAGGTATATGGATATCTTATAATAAAATTAAATACTTAGGCAATCCCCAATCCAACCATCTAGTAGAAATCCTCTACAAAAAGTAAAGAAAAACGTAGGTTTAGGGGGTATATTATATATAGAGGCACGGCCCTCCTCTAAAAGTTCTCAACAAAAAGGATTTTTATGCACGATGATTACGACGAGGATAGCTTTATAGAAGTCGATAAAGAGGATGTGCATGAGGAACATGAATACGAGAGTCTTTTTTATAGAGTTCTAACAGGCTCTGACAATTTTGAAATTGTACCATTACCTAACATCTATGGCGAAAACCTAACTCAGAAAGAATTGCGACAAATTGAAAGTCAATGCAAAGCTGAAGGTATAGCGTTAGTTTATAGAGTGTCTCATGGTACCAAGGTAGCTACGATATTTAACTCAAAGACGATGGTTACAGGGGTAGTTCCCGAAGATAATAATGAAGGGTTTTTTTGTTAGTTGCAGAAATTAAGAAACTAAACACACTAATTAAATTTATAAATATTTAGATAAAATGGTTTAAGCTTTCTAAATTTGCACGAGTTTCCTGCAGAAACTATATAGCCCATTTTTGAAGGTCGGGACTTCAATGGGATTGTTTCTGTACGGTGTCCCGGTAAAACTCTCAACACTTAATGTCCAATTGGCTACACCGCCTCGTGGCCTATTATATGAGAGTATGGGGGAGGGTAGACTTTGAATCTACTCTCCCCTTCTAAATTTTTACGAGGAAAAATATGTTAGAAAAAGTTACATACACTTGTGGCAAATGTGGTTGGAGTAAATCTCTTACCGCTATGTGGCAAGATATAAAGCCTAAAAAATGTCCCAGAAGTAAATGTAAAACGAGTTTTGTAAAAGATCCTCAAATACTTCAAATTTCTCTTTCTAAACAAGAAACTCCGGTTATTGTAGAAGAAACTGAAATGAAAGAGGAAGAAGTTCTTGAAGAAAAAGTTGTCTTCAAAGAATATAAAAAGAAGAATAAATAAATATGGGTGACGAGCAAAATAAAAATAATGATGAAAAATTTGCTCACCTTTCTGATGAACAGAAAGAAAAGGCTGAAAAGTCTATTGCTAAGTTAAATAGTGTCAGGGCTCTCAAAAAAATTAGTAATGAGGGTTCTAAGTGGACATTGCTACAAGAAATCTTTCAAGAAATTGTAGCAACTCACACAATAAGTAATCCTGATAAATTACCTCCAGTTAAGCAGATGGTACAGGAATTACGTAATGAAATTAGTATTCGATACCAAGATGAGGAAGAATTAAAAACCCTTCTTTTAGAAGGTATTCCTACTGACGCTTCTGTAAGAAAATGGTTACAAAAAGATGGTTGGAATGATGCTGTTTGGACTAAGGTTCGATTAAATGGTCTTTTCACAAAAGAGAAGAGGGCCCAAATGATTGATTCTTTATGGAAACGGGGCATGGAAAAATCAGACACAGCCGCCAAGATTTGGCTCACTATTTCTGGAGACTATGCTGAAAGTGCTCCTGAGGCCAACAATAAAACCGCAGACATGTACAGAGAGATTAATAAGATACTCCATGGACAAAATGGCGGTTCAGAAAACAAAGGCTAAGTAGATGATTCCTGATACAATAAAGGAACATAATACTGAAGGTAGGCCACTACGAATACATGAACTTGATATTGAAGCGCTTGCTAAGTGGTTACACGATAATAAAATACGTACCACGCAAGGTAAGCTAATACAACCTTTGCATGAAGGACATATTGAAGTAATTACAGATCCAGCAAGATTTAAAGTTTTAGCGTGTGGAAGACGTTGGGGTAAAACACTTTTAACATCTTTAATGGCATTAGCAGTACTAATGCAAATGAATAGACGTGTTTGGATTGTTGCTCCAGATTATAGTCTATGCGAAAAAGTATTTAGAGAATTATATAATATTCTGGTAAACCAGTTGAAAATTATTCAACCTGGAAAACCAGGAGGCGGTAGAGCCCGCAATCAAAAAGGCGATTATTATTTGGAAACGCCGTGGGGCTCTGTTCTAGAAGCTAAATCAATGGAAAGTCCAGATTCACTTGCGGGTGAAGCGAACGACTTAGTTATTGTTGATGAAGCTGCACTAGACTCAAAACTAGAAGATATTTGGGTACAGATGTTGCAGCCTACCTTGATGGATAAGCAGGGCAGTGCAATTTTTATTTCTACCCCTCGTGGAAAAAATTCTTTTTACAAATTATTTCTTTTCGGAAACTACGGTCGTCGTCAAAGAGATGGTAAATTATCTATTACTATAGACGAAGAGACTGGAGTTTCTAATGACATGCAAGAGTGGAGTTCTTTTCAAAGAACTAGTTATGATAATCCCCTACTTGCAACAACTCCTGAAAAATCTAAGGAAGAAATTGACTCAGCGTACCGAAGGGCAATCCTTTCAGGTAAGCTTCAAAAATTCAAACAAGAATACCTAGCTGATTTTGAATCAATCCCCGATACTTGTTTTCCTGGATTTAGAGTAGAAGAAACAGAAAAGAAGAAATTTCCTCATGTTATTGATTATAACTGGCATCCATTATCTGGACCAGTGTTTGCTGCTTGCGATCATAACTATGCAAAACCAGCTTCAACTATTTTTGCACAGATGAATATAAATGGAGATATTGTAATCTTTGATGAAAAGTTTACTAAAAATACCACCTCATATATGCAAGCGCAACAGATTCTTGATAAAGAAAAAGAATTAAATAAAACTGCTATGCAGATTTATCAAGCAGAATGTGTTGAAAGCAAATTTAGAAATCACATTAAGTTTAAAAGTATTGTTGCAGATATTAGCGGCGATCAACTTCAACTTAATGGTAGAACAGCGTGGGATGATTTTGAATCAGTTTTGGGAAGAAGACCAGTTGGACTAAGACAAGATAGAGAAACTGGATGTAATATAATTAGATTGTGGTTAGAATATCCACAATTTGATCAAAAAGGTAGTCCAGTATTTGATTCTAATAAAGATCAAGTCACTTTCCCTAAAATATTCATCACAAGAAATTGTGTAAATCTTATTTATGCTTTAAGTACCGCTACGTTTAAGAAAACAAAAGGCGGAGCATTAAAAGAAGATTATGATGAAACTCCAGAAGGTTATGAAGGGCTAATTGATGCTCTCAGATACTTAATGGTTTATTTGTTTCATGATAAAGGAACTCATTTTACGGTTATGAAGGGATTCTAAATGGCATACGATAAAACGCAATCTAGAGTACCTAGAAGGGCTATGTTAGCCGGTGATAAACATATGACCACAGAGCTAAGTGCCAGCGTCACTGTACAAGTCATTCAACTAACTATGGTAGCGCAAAAAGTAACTTGGCAATCTACAGGAACTTTAGCGGGCAATGTTGAATTTTCTTCTAACGGCACAGATTTTTACACTTCTACGGCATTTACAGCGAATGTTGCAGGTTCATATAATACCCATAATGTTGTTGCAGTTCGAGTCACTAGAACGGGTGGAATTGGAAAGCTCGCTGTATTGGCGGTCTAATGAAACAATATTTTAACAGATATAATCATAAATTTGTATTAGATGCTGAGCAATTAAAACCTACTGCTAGAACTATAGAAGTAATGAATGGACTTTATACAGCCATTTATGAAGAGTTTTCTGGAGCAGTATATAATCGCAAATATAAAGATATGTCTGTACAGCAAAGAATAGATAAAGTAAATGAATTTGCTGAAAATTGGTTAAAGCTTAGAGGTTTAGAATAATGAAAACTACAATTAAAACTGGGAAAGCCAGTGATAAGCAATCCAAAAAAGTTCAAGGTGACTCTGCTAGATTTGCTGCACTTTCAGATATGAATATGCAACAGGCGCCTGCAATCGCTCCTCGTGGACTTGGTTCTTCTTATGCTCACGCTGTTGGAAACATCATGCATCAAGCTAAAGAAGTTAAGGGTAGTAAAAACGGATTTTTAGGGCAAGAGAAAAAAACTCTAGACCCTAAAGAACATGCGCATAGTTTACTTAAAAAGTAAATTTATTGCTAAAGGCAAGAAATAGTCAACCAAAAGTTGAACGTTTCAACCTTAATATTAAGGAGTAACAATGGCTAAATTAGGAAAAACGAACGCTGGTGCGGTGCCTGAATCAGTCCCGCATCTTAAGTCTCGTGGTATGAAGAATCCTATGCCTGCCTCTCTTCCCCTAAACTCTTCAGGTAAACCTGAGTGGAGCATGGGAAATGATGGTCCTGGTAAGAAGGCTTCACCTCCGGCTTCTGGTAAGAAAGCTCCGGGCGAGATGTAAAATTTAGGGAGAGGGAGTAATATCTCTCTCCTTATTTTTCAACTTAAAATTCACTGACAGAGGTTAGTGACTTTTTCCTTTGAGAGGAAAATGCATGTCATTTAATTTAGGAATTAGTAGTCATCCTACAAATCGTCTAGGCGGAATGAGTTCTGTCGGTGTATATTTGTATGAAGATGTTTACTATAGACAATGGATTACTGAAATAGCTCTTGCATTTTATGAAGGGCGACAAGATGAATTCGTTTGGTTAGATCTAGTCAAGCAATTCAGAAATCCTGAAAAGCAACAGATTCTCCCTATTAACTTAACTAAAGAAATAGTTGATGAAACCTCTATTTTATATAGAGAAGATCCGATTTATCAAGTCGTTGATGAAAACGGGAAACATTTACCTGAAGACCAGAAACTCTGGGAACAAATTCAGGAAGATTGCCGTTATAAAATGACTATGGATAAACTGGATAGATGGGTAAAGCTTTTAGGTACTGTGCTAGTTAAGGTTAGTTTCGTTGATCCAAAAACTGGACAATTAGTAAAGAAAACTGAGGGCGGCCAAGTTCAATTAGATATACTTCATGGTGGAGTATATGATATTCGATATGGCGCATCGCCCTATTATATCACCGAACTAATGATAGGTTTCGGTACAAAGTTTGGAGGATTCAGCAGAAACCCTATTGGTGGTGGTTTAGCTGGAACACTCCCAAGCGCTGGAGATTTAGGCGCTGCATCCGTTAGTGCAAAACAAAAAATTAGCAATCCAGAACATTTAGCTTCAGTAGATCGTATTTATTGGAGCGCAAATGACCATAAGATAATTGACAAAAACGACAATGAATATATCGTTAAAAATCCTTATGGTATTATTCCTGCGGTTCCTTTTTTCAATCAAGATCCAGCTCATTACTTTTTTCTACCGATTAATGAGCCCCTTATTTATGCAAACCATGCGATAAATATGAGAATCACGGATCTTAACCATATCGCTAAGTTCCAATCATTTGGAGTGCCGGTAGTAAGTGGCGTTGAAAGACCTACTTCTACTCGTCAAGGTCGTCCTGTTGATGATTTTAATATCCTTAAAAGCGGAATGGCTCAATCTAAATTTGGTGGTTTAGTCGGATTTGGTGGACTAGGTGCTGGCGGAGTTTATAGAAATTTCGATGTAGGATTTGGTACTTTTCGTGATGGAAATGCTGATGCTAATGCTCTTGGAGTGTCTATTGGCCCTGATACTGCAATAGCGGTTGGTGAAAAGGGAGACTTTAAGTTTGCCCATCCATCAGCGGATATTAAGGGACTAATTGCTGTGATTGAATCTGTCACTGACATGATTCGTATTAATCATGGTTTACGTCCTAAGTACAAAGATACTTTACCAAGTTCAGGCTTCGCTCTTTTAATGGAAAAGATTGGTGTGATTGAAGAAAATCGTCGCCGAGCTAAACTATTTAAAGAAAGAGAACAACAATTATTCCAGGTTATTAAAACACTTTGGAATACTCACAATTCAAAAAGTGGGCAAAAAAAGTTCTCAGAAAAAGCTACTTTACGAGTAAGTTACGTCCAACCTGAGTTTCCTGTTGATCCTAAGACCAACATTGAAACTATTATGATGGAAAATAAATTACTTGAACAAGGTTATAAAGATGCTTATCGCAAGCTTTATCCTCACTTAGATGATTCAGAAATCAATAAGCGAATTAAAACTCGTAGAAAAGAAAAACTCGATCAAACTGTTGAAGACGCCAAAATTATAGCCGCTGGCGCTAAAGAGTTTGAAAGTGCTGGTTTAGATGCCGCTTTATATTTCGGTGGAAAACCACAGAAAGAAAAAGAAGACGGAGTGACTAAACCTAAAATAGACAATAAAACTAAACACTCCGAGGATAGTTCTAAGCAGGGGGATAAGAACTCTGATCCTCGTAAATAAAAGAGGAATACATGAATAATGTACAAAAACCCACTTAGTGGCAATTGAGACTGAAAACTATGACGAAGCCTTCGAGCGCTGGATGCAGTTAACTGACAGTTGGAAAGTTTCTATTAAGGAACAAGTACCTTTCACATTAGCTACACCAATAGTCACAGCTTTCGATCCAGGTTTAATACTAGAAATTAACATAGTACCAGTACCTGTACAAACCAAAGAAGTTAATAATAATCCCTATCGACGTGATATGCTAGATAGAGGTTTAACAGAAACATTAAATAATTACACTAGAGGAACCGAAATGCTTGATTCAGGGCTTAAACGTTAAGTCCTGTTATTGATCCATAATCTAGAAGAGCTAGTTAAGGAGAACAAATGTCCGATCTATTAAATAAATTAGGAAATAAAGAATCTTCAGCAAAAGGAACTGGAAGTCCAGGGCCAAACCAAAGTACTGAAGGTAAGTCGACTACTCAATCTGCTCCAGTGCAAACTGGCGGCGGATTAGAACTAGGAACTGACCTTATAAAGAACGTTGGTAATAGTAAGCCAGAAGCTGCTGCCACGGCTAAGGCCGAAAGTGCTGGAGAAAAAGAAACACCCGTCGCTACGAAGAGTGAGTCTGAGGGCGAGAATGTAGTTAAAGATCCTGATAGCTGGACAAAAGACAGCGCATTGAAAGAAATCAAGCGCCTTAGGGAAGAAAATAAAATCTACAGACTCAAACACGAAGAAAAAATTGGTATTTTAAGGACAGAGATGGAAGCTCGCCTCCGACAAAAAGAGGAAGAAGTGAAATCTGCTGAAGCTTATAAACAAGAACTCGAAGAATTGAAAGCTAAAGAAGCTGACAAAAAGCGAGATCTTAATGAGAAATTAGCTCATAGGGAAGCATTACTTGCTGAACTAAAAGCTAAGGAAGAAGCTACAGCAAAAATTCACAGAGAAGAAATTGAAAGTCTTAAAAAGAAGATCAATGCTTACGAAGCTGATTACGAAGCTCAACAAGCTGTTTATAAGCAGCGCCTTAATTCTGAATTGGAAGTAATTCCAGAGAAGTTTAAAGAAATTGCTGAGTATATCGTAAAAGGTGCGGGAGATCCTCGTGAAGCTGTGGTTGCTTTAAATGAAGCAAAATTAAAGGGAGTTTTTGAGGATAAGACTGTTGTAGTAAACCATAGTGTTCCTGGTGCCAAAGACGGTGCTCGTAGCACAAATGAACGACTACAAGAAGTTGCCAAAGAGGAACGCTCAAAACTTACCCCGCAACAAAAAATTGCAATGGGCCTCAAGAGCATTCGCTCTGGAGAACCCAATACAATGTTTAGAAAATAATTAAGGAGAGTTACATAAATGGCTCAGGTAATTTCATTAGCTGATGCGGCAGTACTTTCTAATAATATCCTTGTTGAAGGTATTATTGCTGACATCATTAGCGTTGACGAATGGTTTCGTTATCTACCGTTCGTCGTATTTGAAGGTCTTTCATATACCTTCAGTCGTGAAAACGCAATTGGTTCTGCGGACTTCGCTTCTCCTGGAACGAACTTAAACCAGTCTAAATATCAGGCTGGTGCGACGTTTGTTCCGGTGAATGTGAATCTCGCTGCGATCATCGCTGACATCATCCTAGATGGTCAAATCGAAGATCAATTTAGCGAATCCAATGACCAACTTCAGGTTCAAATTTCATCAAAAGCGAAGAACATTGCTCGTATTTATATGAATGCGATTGTCAATGCTCGCCGCCTTTCTGCTCTATCAACGAGCAACAACGGCCCCGTCGGAATTGCTGACCGTTTTAACGGTATGGCGTCTATTCTTGATGCGGAACAAGGCAATGCGGCTGATGTGAACCACCCGTTCTATAACAACGGCGCTTCTACTCAGAGCCTTGCTCTAGTTGAAGATGATCCTTCTAGCGCCCGTGTCGGTCGTCCTGGCCGTGTTTACACGCTTGAAGATCTTGACGATCTAATAGACCGTGTTACTGGTGCGAAGCCGGATTTCCTCATGATGCACTCACGAGATATCCGAACGCTACGAGTTCTACTCCGCAATACTGGCGGTGGAACGGATGCGCAAGCGATCCAACAGCAAGGTCTTGGCAATGCTAAGCCCATGCTTTATTATCAAGATATTCCTGTGTTCCGTAATGACTTTATCAGTCGTTATGAGCCGGTGAACGTCTCTTCAGGTCTAACTATTTCCTCAGTTACCGATGCGGATACTGTAGTTCTTTCAGGTTCTACGTCTGCCCTCGCTACTCAGCTTCTACTTCGTGGAAGTGATGGCGTGATGTATCGTTATCCGATTGTTTCTGGTGCGGGAACTGCTACGATTGATGTTATGAACTCTGGTTCGTTCTTCGATCCTGAGCAAAATAAGCTCGTTGCTCGTCAACCCCTAAATACGTCAGGTCTATTCCCGGTGTCTTCAGTGGCTGTTGCGGCTGAGCGTTTAGATGGCTCTGCGATTTATTGCGGATGCTGGGGCGAATATAAAGGCGTGGTCGGCTTCACGTCAGCGAATAACGCTGGTCTAAAGCTTGAATACGTCGGTCCTCGTGAAGATGAGAATGCGTATCAATATCGCCTTAAATGGTATTGCGGATTCGATCTTTATAATCGTCTAAATCTTGCTCGCATGAAAGACGTATTACCGCTAGGTGCATAATCTAGTAAGGTAAAAGATATGGTAGGGAGAGAATTACTCTCTCCCTACTTTCCTTCCAATTAGGTGAGCCGAAAGGATACACAATGTCTGTGTGGACTACTAAAGCATTAGTTAATAATAGTAAAGAGTACGTATTATTAAAACATACCTTGCCTGGTATCAATTATATTGTAAAAGGCGTTAGATTTCGTAATGGCTATGCGGTTGTTGAAAAGGGTAGTAAAATCTACTCGGAATTAAAAAAAATTCCCGTATTAAGAAAAGCCAAAGAATATCCCTTGACCGATCTACGTAAATTATCATTTATTACTCGTAGTATTGACGTTAAAACGATTTATGGTCAAGATGTATATACAAAATTTTTAAGTGATGAACAAGCTCTCAATACTGTTCTAGAGGCAGAACATAAGGCTAAAGAAGAAGCTGAGCATCTATCAGATGTAACAAATTGTACGTATAGAAATATAGCCAATGACGAACTTTGTTCACATGTTGCTTTAGAAGAAAGTCCAAGTCACTATTGTAAAGTTCATATTCTAAAAGAACCTTTACTCCAAAAACTAGGCATTGAAGTGCCCAAGTTTATTCCTAAAAACGAGAAAAAGGAATGGCGAGAAATCGTCATTAACGAACTTGCTAAACTAAAAAAAGAAGGCAAATTCTAATATGGCTAAATTTGGATCAAGAGAAAATAAACCAGGATTAAACTTGGTTAAATTTCCTTCAGGTAATAAATTTGATGTAGTTAAGATTCTATACTATATAAATATAATTGTATCAATACTTATTTTATTGAAATTGTATAACGTACTATAAGAGTTCTTAATGAGTACTAAAGGTGATCGTTCCTCAGGAACGCAGCATAATCCGAGGGGAGCCACGCAAGGTAATACGCTGGTTGACCCAAATACAGGGTATCCTATTAGCGTAATTACGGACGATCAAGGCGTTCGTAGATTGGCTGTAGATGCGAACCTTACTGTGAAAAATGCTAATCTAGAAGTTAATTTAGATTCAGCCGATGACCAGGTAGCAGTAGAAGATCCAGATACTGGGGCACATATAAGAGTCGAGACAAACGGCTCTATAAATGTCAATGTAGAAATGGATGCCGCAGATGGCGATAATGCCTTTGCAGTAGGCTCTGAAGATGGCACGGTAACTGGTACCCGCCACGTAGTACAAGTAAATCCAGATTTAGAATTAGTTACTAGAGAAGCTAGTACAGCATCGATACCTACAATATATAACGTATCTGCTCCCTTAGCTAACACAGAAGTATCTCAGGCATTACCGAGTAATACTAAAAAATTCTCGATAAAAGTTCGTAATCATAGTGCTATTCTGAAACTAGCATTTGTTTCAGGTCAATCTGGCACTAATTATATCACGGTAGACCGAGGAAATACACATGAGGTAGAAGGTATAAAGGCTAATGCATTAACTTTATATTTTCAAGTGAATAATCCAAGCCAAACTATAGAAATTTTAGCTTGGAGTTAATTGATTAATCAAAGGAAAAATAATGAAACAACAGTTAATATTCGATGTTACAGATGCTACTACGATTCTCGCAAGCGATAGCGTTGGTGCATTTGTAAGAGCGGGTGATGGTACGTTGATCGGTCACGTATCTGATGCATTGAAAGTAAGTCTTACTAATGCTTCAATCGCAGTGACTGCTACGGACTTAGACATCCGAGATTTAAATTCAGCTACTGATAGCGTAACTGCAATTCAAGGAACTAGTCCTTGGGTAGTTGGTGATGGGGGTGGTTCCCTAACTGTGGATGCCGTTGATCTAGATATTCGTAATTTAAGTCATGCTCAAGATAACGTCGCTATTGCTCAAGGTGGCAATACGATGGTTGTTAATGCTGATGGATCTATTAATGTAAATGCTGATATTAGCGTAGTTAATGGGCACGAAAAAGCTGAAGATGCCGCTCATGCTTCTGGAGCGATTGGTTCTTATGTTCTAGCTGTTCGTCAAGATACGCTAGCTTCTAGTACTGATGCTGATGGAGACTATGCTTCATTAAAAGTGAACGCTACTGGTGCTTTATATACGTATATCACTGGTTCAAATCCACTAACAATGGATGACGCTGCACTAGCTAATACTGCTATTGCCAATGCGGCAAATGTACTAACAGCGGCAAATACTGCTGAAAATGTGGTAACTTCTCCGCTATCTAATCGTAAATATCTTTATATTTACAATAACGGAAATTTAAAGGCTTATATTGGTGCTTCTGGTGTTTCCGCTGCCAACGGTTTTCCGCTTCCTCCTGGTTCCATGATAGAATTACGTGCTGGTGCTGCGGTTGATATCGAATGGGTAGCCGCTAATACCAATCAAGAACTAAGAACTTTAGAATTAGCGTAATAAAATAATTAGGGAAGGTCGAGGAGCCTTCTCTTTTATTTACGAGGGGAATTATGTTTGAATCAAAATTTAACGAAGAAGATAAGAAAAATTTTATTGATTTTCTAAACATGATTGCAAAACATGCTCAATTTGAGATGAATACTCAAGAAATAATTCAATATTTTAAATTACTATCTCATATGCAAACTAAAATGCTTCCTAAAATAGAAGCTAATATTTTAGAAGTTAAGCGTATAGTTCATTCTGAAGATCAAGCAGAAACTGCTCAGTCTACTTCAGAAATTAAAGAGTAAGCCAAATGTTTACCCCTTTAGACGGTCCAGCTACGCAAGGATCATTGTCTGTTACAGCTTCAACTGTACAAGAAGCTAAAACAGGTGCATCTAGATTAACTGAAAGACAAGTAGTTACTATTCAGTCAGACAAAGATCTTTATGTTTATTTTGGAGATAGTACTGCCTCTGCTCCATCAACTACAACAGTTCAAGCAAATGGTTTTCGACAATATAAAGATAGTATACAAAGTTATGAAGCTGGAGATAAACAGCCTATTTATATATTATCTGTATCAGGTACAGCACAAGTAAAAATTTCAGAAAGAGCTTAGTATGGGTAGAAGGGATCTTATAACTCCAGTATCAAAACAAGTTCCATTTGATGCTACCACTGGACGTGGATTCGATGCCTCTACGGAAGTTCAAAGCGCTTTAGAACACTTACGAGATCATACGGTTTATGTTTCTAATTCCACAACTACAACAGCAAGCGGCAATTTAAATTTAACTAACACAGATAAAAATCTTCAATATTTAACTGGAACAGCCACAGGATATTCTGTAGTATTACCTAATGCTACAACGCTTACTAAAGGCGCTCATTATCAGATTATTAATACTAGTAGTCAACCAGTAAACACTAAAAATAATGCTGGCGAACTCCTTCAAATTGTAAGTCAAACTTCTATTGGATACTATTGGCTACAAGATAATAGTACTGCTGCAGGTACATGGGTTTACTGGCAAGTAATTACTAATACTGCCACAGGCATCGTGAGATATAATTTAATCAGCGCAACTAATTTTAATACCACATCCACCTCAGATGTCCCTATTACAGGCTTTACCTTGACTCCACAAGCTGGCACATACGCTATCTGGTATAATGCCAAATCATTTCTAACCACAACGCCCAAAGCACATTGGTGGACTATTTATAAAGCTGGATCAGCCATCACAGACTCTGAAAGACAGCAAGATACTGCGCACTCTAACCAGGAGATGGTAGATACCACCATGACAATTACTCAGGTAAATGGATCACAAGCATTAGATGTCAGAGTCCGCACCGAAAACGGTACATTGACTATCAGACAAAGAAGTCTTTTATTAATTCGCTTAGGAACGTAAGATGACAACATACAATTACACAATTAATCCATTTAATATTGATAGATTGACTAAAGAAATTAAAGATAGTGCAATTGCCGTAGTTTTAGATAATATTACTTCCTTAGGTAATAATGTAGATATAATTTTTCGAGCAGAATTAAGTAATACAGATCAAACTTTATTAAATGAAATCATTGAAAATCACTCGGGCGAAGCATTATCAGAAGAAACTTTAGTCACCGAAGTAAAAATTGTTGAAGATCTTGTCCCTAAAGATACTGATGGATCACCGCTTAATCGAGTAAAAATTACTAAGTCGGGATGGCACTACCAATTACATTCTATTGAATTTTCTACGTCAAAAAGAGCAATAGATCATTCTAAACACGTCAACGGATCAGACATTGGCTTTTGTGTAATGAAGTGTTATGATGAGAATGATGTAGAAATAACCGAAGATAACAATTTAACTGCTGCTGTAAAAACGGTTATAACTTGGGAAGCTACCCATGATATTGATTTAATAGGAGCAATGTTTTTTCAAGCTACTATTCCTTCCGTAGATATTAGAATGTGGACTATTGGAATACCAGACGTTGCTGCAGAATATGGCGGATCTAAGCCATTTGTTACTGGCGGACTTAATCTTAAATTTTTAAATGCAAATAAAGCTTTATCAATTGACGGTAGAGCCCCAAAAACACTAACTTATAATACTACATATCATACAAATAAATTTGCTATGATTTTTAAACATCCAGCAGGTACTATTCATCCTATGATGGTAGTATTTGAGTTGTTTAAGGCGTAATATGGCTAAAATAATTGTTGGTTTTTCTTTACCTAATAAATGGAAACCGTATTCTTGGTTGATTCAAACTTTACTTGGCACAAAATATAGCCACGTATATATTAAAATATATTCAGAAAAATTTCAAAGAAACCTAATTTACCAAGCAAGTAAAACTATGGTAAATTTTATGGGAACTGAAATTTTTCTTAAAGACAATATAATTTATGAAGAGTTTGAAATAGAAATATCAGAGGAAAAACGAACACAATTATTACAATTTGCTATAGATAATGCTGGAAAACCTTACGGTTTTAAAGCAGCTATTGGTATGGGTTTAGTCAAAATTTTATCATTTATTGGAATAAAAGTTAAAAATCCTTTTAGAGACGGCACATATTCTTATGTATGCTCTGAAATTGTAGCATATATTTTAGAGCAATTTAATGATGCAAATTTTGGTACAGAAATAGACGAAATTACTCCTCCTGTTGTTTATAATTATTTGAAATCTAGGTAAATAGTATTCATCTTTAAGGAAACAAAATGAGCAAGATTAAAGACAAATTAGATATAGCACTAAAATTAGCTGAAAGTATTGCTTGTGATACTAAAGATATGAAGACTTGCAAAATTGATACTGAGGTTGGAAAAGGAATTTCTAATGGAAAAGTTACCAATAAACGAAAGATTAGCCTCACTAGAAGCAAAGGTAGAGATACTTTTAGACCTTCTTAAAGAAATTAAAGATGATTTAAAAGATAATCCAACTAAAGAAGATTTAAATAAACTAGAAGATAGAATTAAAGTTTTAGAACAAGAAGACAAAAAACATACTTGGAAGATCGCAGCGGCTAGTGGAACCTTATCGGTTATAGTCACTGCAATAACGGCTATAGTAGTAAAGCTTCTAACGCAAGGATAACAATGGCTGGAGTAATTTCGCCAGTAGCAGGCACAAGAATTGAACCGACAGATAGTTATAGTTTCGTTCGTGGCACCACTGCTACGTTCAAGATCACTCTAACTAACGGTGGAATGCCTACAACTGTAGACAGTATGACTTCTCCTATAGCTAAAATTATTGAACCTAAACACCTTTCTACTTCTGGAATATATCCTAATGTTATTGCTACTATTATTGGAACATTAGTTCCTGGTCAGCAATATGAATATCAATTTCAATGGAATATACCAGCTAATTTAGTGGGTTCTGATGAATATATTGTCAGTTATGAAGGAGTAATAGGAGCCGTTACTTATAATTTTGGTGATGAATTCTTTGCTATTAACGTTCAACCTTCTACTATAGGTTTAAAACTGCCGGCATATGCTACAGTAGATGATGTTAGAAAAAAGAAGTTTAATATAGATGATTACTTACCCCAGGCTATAAGAGCAGATTTAACCGCTAGAAATAATCTAATCGAAGATCATTTGCGGGATGCTTCTAAACGTTTAAGAGAAGAATTAAACCTCAGCAAGGCTAGAGGTAATAGCGAGAACTATAGATTATTTGCTATTTATTATACGGTTTATACTTTAATGTTAGCTTCTAGAGGCGAAGACGGTTCTTCTGTTAGCGAATCTAACTTAGCATTTTGGCGTACAGAATGGGAACGAATCTTAGCCCAAGAAAAGAGAGAAGGAGTACTTCAGGGTATTCCAATGGGTAGGGGATAATGTTTAAAGTAGAGCTTACAGCTAATTTTGATAAATTAGATCTTATTACTAAAGAAAAACTAAAAGAAGACGTAAGAAAAGAATTAATTTGTGATGGATTAAATGACACTTTACAAAATTCTTTAAAGTTTCTTAAAGCTGAAGTAGAACAAGCTCTAAATAGTGAAGTCCGATTTAAAACAGTTATAGAAAACTCTGAAGATATTCAAGATTCTTTAGCTGTAAATATCCCTAAGACTCATAAAGATGTCATAAAAGAATTATTTGGAGTAGACTTAGACAAAGTTAATCCAAACGTAGATTTTACTAGATACGGTCAATCTAACATAGTTCTTTTGAATAGTAATAGAGCTATTTTAAAAATGGACGAATCTATTTTTAGTGACTCTTCACAAAGTTACGAAAAAGCAGTTAAATTCTTTCAAGAAGCAATTTTTATTGATTTGAGTGGTCAAACACCTAGGTATTTTTATGCTGACCCTAAACTTAATATACAACAATGGGTAAAAGCATTTTGTTCTAGAGATGTCGGAGTAACTCCTAGAACGCAGAAAAGATTTACTAGTTTTCAAGCTAAAGGCGAATCTGAGTGGCGACTTAAACAAGAAGGCGTTAAGCAGATTAATAAGAACTCAGTAGATATTTCTGGAGTAATTGACCTTATTTTAAAGGGAGATTACGAAACAGCATCGAACGCTTTAAAATCTAAGCCTTACAGTAGATTGAATTATTACGTAGACCAAAAAATTCAACAATTTAAAAAAGGCCAAACAGTCACTACGGATTTTGCTATCTATAACAGCATACTAGCTTTTGTTAGGGGTATGCACTTTGAAAAGATAGTGACAGATAAAATGGTGACATACAGATTAGTTTCTAACTATACCGAAGCTGATGGAACTAACGGGGCTTATAAACATTTCTTTGACGAATTAGACTCAAAGCTATCTATATGGTTTTTAATCAATGAAAAAGAATGGTTTTTCGACCTAATAGATAAAGCAGAGAAGATAATTCGGAGATATCAAAGGGCTAAGAATGAGTCGCCAAATATTTAGAGATATAGAAGAAGCTTTAGCCCGCCAAGTAAGGCGTATAACTTTTCATCAAGATAGAACGGTCAGTAGGACTGTTCTTCAAGATACATTCGACCCCTTTACGGGGGAATTAGTACAAATGCCAGTAGAGCCAAGTTTCTACGATAGCTCTGCTGATGCAAATAACATACAGTATCCACACTTTTTCATTCGTTTACTAAAAACTAGAGAAGATAGATTTTCTGGCAGGGAAGTTTCATCTTATGGACAAGAGTTTTGTAAACAACCGGACGAAACAAGTCCAAAAGCTTACGAAATAGTTTTTGGAGAATCTGATGGAGTGATTAATCTAGTAGGAAACCAGTTCCAAACAGGATCATTTCAAATCAGTAAAGTTCAACCCGGCTATTTACTAAGAACCTTAAATGGGAATAATAAAGGTACTTATAAAATAAGCTCTGTAACGATTAGCAACGTAGGACAACATATAATAACCGTGTCAAATGATCTGGTTAGTGATTTACCAGCAACATTGTTTGATGTGGCAACAAGGACACTTGTGTTCACATCTCCTGTTGATCTTAATACGGTCAAAATTGGAGATAATTTCGTAGATTTTGCGGCTGTTTCTTTCCCAATAACCGCAATAAATATAAGCAATGCTTCCATAGTATTAGGCGGAGTAGATACCCCAGACCTAAGCGAAGATAGTAAAATAAGTAGAAGTCCCAACGCCTTTCCAGTAACAGATGTTACTCCAGTAAGGTTTGTTGTNNAACCTATTTTAGTAGCTTCAAATTATGGAACAATCCAAGCTTATAGTTCTTTTTCAGGAGTTAATGCTCAGGTTCCTATAGATTCTTACTATCTAATTAGGATAGATTCTAAAGAACGTGATACGCACATAGATGTGTTAAATAGGGTTTGGGAAGAATTCAATCCCCCAAGAACTGGACTACCAGTCATTGTCAGAAGTGCTGAATCTGCAGAAACCCTCTTATCTGTAGACGTAACGTCGGGTGGCAGCTCAACGATTAATGTTTCCAGCAATGCTGATTTTAACTTAAATGACCCTATCTACATATTTGATGATGTTTCACCTACTAAGAGTGATTCAGATGTGTATGAACGGCCTTTTTCAACAAAGGTTATAGGTAAAGTCTCAACTAACCAATTAGTGTTAGCGGACACTGTACCAGATACCTATAAAGTATCTAATAAAACCCGAATAGTAAGTAATGCTGAATTTAAATTACTAATGTTTAACTTCGTAGATCATAATACAAGAGACGTAGAAGGGGCTCAGTACTGGATACATGAGTTTACTTTCTGGGTACAAATGTGGGTTGATAGAAACGAAGCACCAGAAATTACTTCAGTAATTCAAGACATCTCTACTCCTATTGAAGACATAGACAGAAATATCGTTCTTGTTGAAGATCCATAAAAATTGGAGAGGAAAATAAATGTCATTATTAAACACTAATATTGGTCCTGAAAGAGTTCAGGTATTTGATGTGCCTATTGGTACTGTTCAAATTCCTGGAGTTCCTACTTCAGTGACCGCTTTTCTAATCGGGACGACTCAAGTTGGCGCACCTGTCAATACCCCGACAAAAGTGACTGATCTAGCCGCTTTTGAAGAGCTTTTTGGAGGACCAGATGAGGTTCTTTATGAAGCTTACTATGCAGTTCAAGGCTTTTTTGATAATGCCGGAACTGGCAACACTGCTATTATAGTTAATTGTGGTTCAGCGCCTACCGCTGCGGATTTCGTTGGAAATGCTTCTGCTGGTACAGGTCTTCGTGCTCTTGATGCCGAAGATATTCTCGGACTAGTTTGCGTTCCTGGTCTACCGCTAAATATGGCTTATATCGTTCACGCCGCTCTTATTGATTATACTGAAACTGTTCGTGCTGAATTTGGTGCGACTCTTTCAACGTCATACTCACTACTAGCAATGCCAGAAGTTATCACTAAAGCAAATACTGATGTACAAGTTATGTCTTTAACTGTTGCGTCTGTTGCTTCTTTAGTTGTGACTTTAAGCGGAACTCCCAACCTTTCCACCATCACCGCTGGAATGATTGTTAAAAAAGCTGGAGTTTTCGTTGGCACTATTACTGCTGTAAACGATGGAGCGGATCAATTAACTTTAACGTCAGTTGGCACTATTGCTGCGTCTGATACTCTTACTGTTCATGTACCTTCTGCTATTACGTATAAGGATTCTGTTGTTAATAATCCTTCTCGTGTTGCGGCTTGGTATTTTAACCCTGTTCTCGTACTAGATCGTAGCTCTTCTGCTGCTCCTGGTGCGGTTATTGCGGTTGATCCTATTGGTCATGTTGCGGGCATTATGGCTCGTATGGATGCCAATATCAGTATTGGTGGACCTTCGCATGCTCCTGCCGGTATTAAATTTGCTGGTATTGCGGGAATCACTGGTCTTTCACTCACTATTTCAGAACGAGTGGATGCCGGTCCTCTTCGCTCAGCGTTTATTAACCGAATCACTTCCTTCCCTGGTGCTGGAAATATTATATTTGGTGGATATAGTGCTGGTGGTTCAGCGGTTACGGCTGATGAACAACTTATTCAGGTTATGCGAACTCTACAATATATTAAAGGTTCACTTGAGCGTGGTCTACGAGGTTTCCTCTGGGAAAACTTCTCACCGGCTACCCAAGAACAAATTCATCGGGCTATTGAATCATTCCTAAGGAATAACATTCATCTATTCCCGGCTGGATTACCTGAATCACAGCAATTTAAAGTGGCAGATGTAACCCCCACTCAGGATGATCTAGATGTTGGCCTATTAAAGGTTCGTGTTTTAGTGAAACCTAATAAAGCTGTTCGATTCATTGAAGTGGCCTTAGAATTCCCATTACCTACGGCTTAATCGGTTAAAGGAGTATAAATATGGCAAGAAGTTGTGCAGTTGACCCTATTGAAAAATTTCGCTTTTCAGTATCTTGGTCTTCTGATGCTGGTTCCGAAGGTACTGCCTTAGTTCGATTAGGCTTTCATGACATTCAGTCACCGAAGCGTACTACGAATAAAGGTACTTACCGTGAAGGAATTGATCCTGATATTAACCAGCTATTTGCTGGTCTTAGTAGCATGGAAGATGTCACGCTAAGTCGTGGTGTCGTCATTCAAGATCCGAACAATGAGTTCTATAAATGGGCGAGTGCTATTCATAATCCTGGTAAAGGACATGATAGCCGCTTTGCTCTACATGCTCGTCCTGTGAACTCAGGTGCGAATCAGTACAGAAAAGATATTACTATTAAAGCGCTTGATCGTGAAGGCAATGTTGCTCGCCAGTGGACGCTATATAATGCATTTCCTGTGAATTTCGTTGCGGCTTCAGATTTTAACGCTGCGGAAGACGGAGAAAAGTCTTTAGAAAGCCTAACGTTAGGCTACGAAGATTTCCGAGAAGAAATTCCCGGTTCAAGTGCTCCTGTTCCCGTAAGTTCATCTTTATAATATAATACGAGGGGAAAGGATTGGTTTTTCCCGGTTCTTTCCCCTCTTTTTTTATTTGTGGATTATGGCAAGAAGCTCATCTGAAGACCCTATTGAAAAATTTAGATTTAAAGTGGAAATATTTTCCATTGATTTGCTTGCGACTGGAGACTTAAGCCAAAGCGCAGCTAATGCTGCCTTTAGTGGACTAAGGAATCTTATAGTTCCTACTCTTACTAGAGCAGGTTTTAGTGAAATAGTTCTTCCCGAAGTCACGGTTAATACCATAAGTTATAGGGAAAATATAGATAATCAAAGATTTAGCAAAGGCCCTGGATTAGTAAAGTACGACCCTGTTGTTTTACGTAGAGGCGCTACTAAAAGTCGGGAGTTGTATGAATGGTATAGATTAGTAAACAACGATACTTCATTACTAGGAGCAGCACAAGAAATAGGTGGAGACGCTACTGTACCAGGCCAAAGTGAGAATTTTAGAAAAGAGGTTCTTATAACCTCTATAGATCGAGAAGGTAATACCGTTAAGCAATGGATGCTATTTAATGCATACCCTGCTAAGTATAAAGGCGGTAATGACTTAAACGCCCAATCAGAAGAAAAGCTAGTAGAAGAATTAACTATTGAATATGAATTCTTTTTAGAACTAGATAGTGGTGGATTGGCAGTTGAATTGGAAAAGGATGCGGCTATTGCGGGAGCGAATACAGCAGCTAACATAGCAGCAAAAGTAAATCTACCCTTTACGAGGTAATATATGGCTAGGCCATCAAGCAAAGACCCTTTAGACAAATTTAGATGGATTGTAGAAGTAGATGGCTTTAGCAGATTAGGCTTTACCTCAGTAGAAGTACCATCAGTTAGCATTAATGTGAAGAATTATGCTGAAGGTGGAAGTCATTTGTTTCCTAGAAAGATTATTGATGGAGTGACATATTCTCCAATAGTTCTTCAAAGAGGAGTTACTTCAGATAGAAGCTTTCATGAATGGGCCGCAGGATTCATAGATTTACTTCATAATGTAGACGGAGTCGCAGGTTATAGACGTAACCTAGTTATTAAACATTTAGATAGATTAGGTAGAGTAGTTAGGGAATATCGTATTTATGATGCCTTTCCTAGCGAATATAAACCGGCTTCAGATTTTGCCGCAGATTCAGATGATACGTACAGTTTAGAAAGAATAACTCTAGAATATGAAAGTTTTGAAGTTATTGTTCCTGGACAAGAGAACAATGCATTCAACATTAAAGATTTAGCAAAACGTTTAATTAGAGGCACTTAAAATTTTAATACGAGGAAAAATGAAAAAATGTACTAAATGTTTTGAATTAAAAACTAATGAAAATTTTTACAAAAAGAAAAATAGTTTAAGGTCAGAATGTATAGTATGTTCAAAAGCATATAATAAATCGTTTAAAATTAAAAATCCTAATTATTCTAAAAATTATGAAGAGCAAAACAAAGAAGTTATTAAACAAAGAAAAGCAGATTATTGGCTAAATAATAAAGATAAGTATCAAAAATATAGAGATCTTAATAAAGAAAAATTAAGAATTTATTATAAAAATAGAGCTAGACAAAAAAGAAAGTCAGATATTAATTTTAGATTGACTTTAAGTTTACGTTCTAGATTGAATAAAGCAATTAAAAGACAACAAAAAGCTGGGTCTTTCATAAAAGATTTAGGATGTTTTATAGAAGAATTAAAACAACATCTACAGTCCAAATTTCAACCAGGAATGACTTGGGAGAACTACGGTAAATGGTATATTGATAATATTAGACCATTAAGTAGTTTTAATTTAGAAGATAGAAAAGAATTTATTTTAGCATGTAACTATAATAATTTACAACCTTTGTGGGCTAAAGACAATTTAAGAAAAAGTAATAAAATTTTACAAGAGGAGATGTAAAATGTTAGTTATGCTACCAAACGGCTTGCTCGATGGGCAAGACCATTTTAATATAGCTGAGATTGACGAATTGCGAGGCAAGCAACAAAACTATTTGGTCGATAAAGAACTAGTAGTCGGAAATATAGGACACTTACCTAAAATTCTAGCGGATATGATTCTTTCGCTTCAAACGAAAGAAGGAGTTCACTGGAAAGGGGACATGAGTGAAGCTATTTATAAGCTTCCTTCTGGAGATCTAGAAACTATTCTAGTTAAAGTTCGTGAGAATACTTACGGACCTAAGTTCTATCATGAAGCAGAGTGCCCTCACTGTCAACATATCAATAAAAATTTACGCTTAGATTTAGACAAACTAGAGATTAAATATTACCCTTTAGAGCAAATGCTTACTAAAAAAGTTGTGCAATTGCCTAAAGCTAAAGTGGAAGTTGAGCTTAAGCCTATTTACCTTAAAGACCTTTTTGAGGTTGTTAAGATTACTAAGAATAAGCACGACGCTCTAGTTACTTCATTGATGGCCGTGTCCATCAAGAGAATTGGAGATAACACTAAGATTGATAGTAGTTCTATCGAAAAGATAACTGCTAGCGATCTAATGCATCTTCAAGAAGAAATGTCAAAGGTTACTTTAGAAGGAAGCATTGATACTAATATTCAAATTGACTGCTCCAAATGTGAGAAAGAATTTGAAATTAAGTTGAATTGCTTTGATCCCTCTTTTTTCGACCATACCAAGGGCTCCAAGAGTACGACTATATAAGCCACGAAGTAGATCTCTTGGATGATTATGTGTTCTTCGGGCAGACATATAGATGGCCTCCTAGTGAGATAGATGCAATGAGATGGTCAGTTAGAAAGACCATTAAGCAAGCATATAAAGATCATATGTCTAAGGTAAACAGTAAATCAAATGGCTAATAAATCTCTTGACATAGTAATAAAAGTTAGAGACGCTGCTACTGATAAACTAAGGGAAGTTCAAAAATCCCTTAAAGATACTGGAAAAGCGGCACAAGATGCTTCTACCGATTTTACTAAGTTCAATAGAGTTTTATTCTCTGCTACGGCCTTTATTGGTACCTTTCAACGAGCTTTTACCAGTATTGGTGCGAGCATTGAAAAGGGAGCAGAGTTCGACAGACTAAGCACACAATTTGAAAGAGTTCTAGGTCCAAGAGGAACGTTCTTTCAGAACGTAAAAACTCTAACAGATAACTCTATAGATCAATTTACGGCCATGCAGGAGGCGATTTCTCTTAAATCTGCTGGCATAGTAAAAAATGGTACTCAAATTGCAGACCTAATTGCTAAAGCTGGTACTGCGGCTAAGATGGCTGGTAAGTCTTCAGAAGAAGGCATTACTCACGTATCTAAGTTCTTAAAAGATGGGTCTATTTCTCATCTAGAGTTCTTAAATTTAATATCTAGAACTAATCCAGAGCTACAAGCTCAATTGTCTATTCTTAAGGCAACTGGCGGAGTTTTAGGCACTGTTATAGAAACTCAACAAAAGCTAAGAATTGGTACGGCTTTACTAGATGCGGCTACAAAAGGATTTTTAAAAGGGCAACGAGATTTATTAGATGTAGTAAAAGATTTAAAGCAATCCTTTACTTTATTTAGAGCAGAAGTCGGCCTTTTCTTAGGAACCGCTTTAGGTGGATTAGTTGATAAAGTAACAGAAGTTGTAACAAAGTTTACTGATTTCTTAGGAAATATCAGAAAAACTGATAAAAACTTCATAACCTTTACGAAAAACGTTATTTTAGTAACTTCTGCACTTACAGGTTTTATTGCAGTTTTAGGCACCTTAAGATTAACTTTATTAGCTTTATCTTCTATCGGTATTGGTATTCCTCAATTTATAGCTTTAATTGTAGCTGTAGGATTAGCCTTTAAAAATACTGATAAAGCTATTGATGGAGTTATTGGTAAGTTAAAAGGATTTTTTGAAGTATTTCGAGGGGTTGTACAGTTAATAAGTAATTTAGACCCCGCTACTGGCATTTCTAAGATGGACAAAAGTCTTCATGACTTCTTAAAGAAGCAAGGACTCTTAGAAATAACCCTATTATTCGCTAAAATGGCTTCTGTTGTAAAGGCAGTGGTCAAGGATATATCTGAAGCCTTTGATTGGCTAAGCAACAAAATAGGCAAGTTCTTCGATATGTTAAAGAACTTCCTAGGAGACTTTAAAAGTCTTTGGAGCAATTTTTGGGTGTCTGAATCTTTGACACCAGTTGGTAAGTTTGCTCGTGCTGCTGCAGTTGTCCTTGGTGGTATTTTAGCATTTAAGGCTATGAAGGGTATTGGTGATCTATTATCCAAAATACCTGTAATAGGTAAACTATTTGGTGGTGGTGGTTCTAGAGGTGATAGTCCTCAAAATCCATTATATGTTCAAAATGTCAATGGTTTAGGGGGCTTAGGCGCTCTAGATTTTGGCGGAGTAATGGGAGATCTAGAAAAAGGTAAGCTAGTCAGTACTTTATCTGGTTTAGCTGTAACTTTAGCTAGGTTTGCTCCATTAGCATATTTATTGGCTACCGCTGGTGGTGTAATTCAAAATATCTTAAACCCTGAAAATGCTCCCAGTTCTGATGAGATTATAAATCGTGGCGTTATAGGTAATTTGATGCATCCTGGCGATTTTGCTTACGCTTTTGGTAGAGATGTATTAGGAGACATAGCTGGTAATTTATTAGAAAACAGCGTGTTTAATCCTTATAAAACTGCTACCGTTATTCCAAGTATGCCAGAGGATAACCAAAAGAAACTAAATATTCTTAATAAAGTTCAATCTGATTTAAGAGCAGTTGATGTCGCTAGAGCAGATTTAATGGTTGATGCTATTGCTAGAGCATTTAAACAAACTTCAGACGCTGGTAATAATATTTCATCTAGAGAATGGGTAGATATATTTAAAGTTGCTTTAGATAATTCTGTCGTTCTATCAAATATTGATAAAGGTGTTAAGGATAAATCGCTAGGTAGTTCTAGTAGAAGGTAATTATGCCTATAAAGAAAACTGATAAACCAATATCATTTAATAATATTGCTAATCAGCAAAATTATCCTGCTACAGCGCAAGCTGGTGAAAGTGGTCGCAGAATTGCTAATTTTCAATCTGCAGCTATTTTTGCAGTAGACTCCAAAGGTAAAATTCTTAAACATGTGAGTGGCATCTTTTTACTTAATCCCGAAAGTTGGGAAGATAATAAAACAGCTAATTGGGTGCAACAGAGCATTCCTGGACAAAGTGACCCTGTTTTACAATGGGTTTCTTCAGGTGCTAGAACAGTAGCCTTTGATGCCTTAGTCACTAATGACACATCAAACTTTGATTTTTTCGCAGATAAACTAGGTTCAAACGGAGAGAAATCTGTTATAGATAACAGTTTGCAAGCTGTTGCTTCTATTGCAACTAAGTTCTTTGCTGTAGCGAATCCGGCTAAGCGAAATTATACCAAAACATCTAATGCTGAAAGTTTGGATATTTCAGAACGACTAAACTATTATCGTTCATTTTTATATCCGCAATACAACGATCAAAAGAATCCTAAAAGTCTTTTGAATAGTCCTCCTCTAGTAGTTCTAGTGGTGGGAAGTTCATTAACTAATATTAAGTATGCTGATAAAATCAGTAATAATGATGAAGTGTGGGTTCTAACAGATCTTAAAATAAAGATTACTAAACAACTACCAAATTTAGCTCCTATGGAAGCAGTAGTTAGTTTTCAATTAATGCAATACAATATTAAGTCATTTAGTAGATCTAGATTCCTATAAGGAAGTTATGGCTAATTTTAAATCTTTAACTAGATATACTGGCGGGACAGCCGTAAAAAATAGGTCAGAACAAAACTTCTTAGTTCTTAGACAACCTCTAGAATTAGCTAAAGATGAAGGTGACATATTTGTTACCATTACTAAAGACTTAGAAAATAGACCTGATTTAGTGGCTTCTAAAACGTATGACAATCCTGATTTGTGGTGGGCTATATATGAATTTAATGGCATACGAGATCCACTATTCAATTTGAGAGCTGGGCAAATTCTACGAATTCCTAAAATAGAAAGAGTTCTAGAAGCTATTTCTAAATTAGAGAGTTAATATGTTAAGAGAATACAGTAATTTTAAAACTCCATATTATGAGATTAAAGTCGGGGATTCCATAGGCAATCGTATGGTTAGCTTACCTCATCAGATTTTACGTCTTATTGAAAAAGTGGAAATTACTGAAGCTCTAGAACAAAATAAGATTTATACTGCTAGCATCGTAATAAATGAGGGTTCAAGAGAACCTGCTGCTAGGAGTGCATTTTCCGGGACTGAAGGGCTTTATCAAGTTCCAAATGGTGGAAATGAAGCTGACGCAAGTATAGCTGGCAGTTTCACTAATAGAACTGGATTAATTTTTGATCTTAGATTCAGCGGAAACAAGGGGATTACGTTTACCACTGCTTCTGAATTAAAGAATTCTAAGGTCGGAGCCCAAACTGAAACTGAAGTTCAGGCAGGTACTACGACTAGATATCATAAGAGAGAGAATGTTAAGCCCACTTTTTTATTTCAAGCTAGAAACCTAGTATCTATAACTTGGGGATATAAAGAAGATCCCGCAACGGTTAGATCAATAGTTTTACGTATATTAATTATTAACACTGAATTTCCAGAAATGGGAATGCCTAGAACTACTATAGTTTGTCAAAGCGAACGAGTGGCAATCGATGCACTAGTTCCTAGAAAAGGTGTAGCTTTTGGAGATACAGTTGTTAATAGTAATGGGGTTCAATCTAAAAAAGATATCCCAGTTTCCAAATTACTAAACGACATTTGTGATAAACTTAGTATTGATAGAATTATCAGTCCTATTTTTTCAAACGAATTATTAGACAAAGATAGAGAAAAATCTTGGACCTCTTCTGAGAGTTTTGACCAATTTCTTAGAAGGTTGGCTGAAAATCATAGTGCTTATTATGACTTTATATTAAGTCCTAAAACACTTAAACCAACGTTAATTTTTATAAGAAAATCAGATTTTGAATCAAAAACGTTACCTATTCCGCAAGAATATTTAACATACAAATCTCCGCAAAGTATTATAAAGAGTTTATCAATTAGTGCAGATTTTGGAATGATTCAAGGTGCTGCAAATGCTGGCATGGACGATAATGGTAATATTATTAATACTGCTACAGAAGATGGTCAAGTAGAGATATCTTTATTTGCTGGTGAAAAACACGTAGATTTAAGTCCACTTGGCAGTAATCCAGTACCTTTAGCTCAAAGCATTGCTTCACAAATTGCTACTAGTGGAGTTACTGGAAGATTAGAAGTTATACCTAATAATCAAGGTGAAGGCGCTTTTACGGAAGACGCTAAAGTTAAAGCTAGAGCGGCTGTAGAAAGTGCTGTTAAACTAGATATGCAAACATTAGGTTATACTCGGTTTACTCCTGGGGTAGTGAATATTCAAGGTATAGGGGTTAGATATAGTGGAAGATATAGATTAATTTCTATAGCACATACCCTAGATAGTAGTGGATATCATTGTAAAATAACTGGAACTACTTACACAGATTTTGCTGGATTCTCAGTAGGAGATACAGCTAAAGGTATAGATAATAAAGAACAACAAGTTTCTGCACAGTTATTTAAAGGTAAACCTACTACTTTGGACAATTTTAGAAAATTCATTTACCAGAAGTAATATATGTTTCAAGTAAAAGACCAGAATTTAGGTAGTACAAAATTTGTAGGTAGAGCGAGAGCTAAAGTCACGGATAATAGAGATCCTTTACAAAAGGGTCGTATTAGAGTTAACCATCCTGTATTGGGAATTACTGGTTGGATTCCATATCTAAAAACTAATTCGGTCTTTGATCCGCCTTCTATAAATGATATCGTGTATGTAGAAGCTGATGCTGGATATTATACTCATCCAATAGCATGGGGTAATGTTACTAGAGGACCAGATAATGCTCCAAATTTAAATCCAGTATTTCGGCGAGAAGTGCCGACTAATAGAGGATTTCATACTCCTGGTGGACACACTATAGAATTAGATGACGGCATAGCACCAATCACTCAGGTACCTCAGGATACAAATACTACAGCAGAAAATAAAGGTATAAGAATAACCAGTTCAGGTAATAATAAGATCCATATAATTGAAGATACCGTTACTGGTAGCCAACATATTTTAATTCAAGATGCAGGCGGTAATTTAATAAAATTAGATTACCAAAATAATGAGTTAAAAATAAATGCTGTAGGAAAAATGATTTCTACTGTCGGTGGAAATCAAGAAGAAACAATTTCAGGTAAATTACAGATCACTGTGACTGGAGATATTGATATAAGTACTAGTGGAAAAACCACTATTAACTCTAGTGGAGAAACCGTAGTTAATGGATCTACCATAAAACTTAACGGTTCTACAGGGGAAGTACTAACTAACATTACAGATCCTGTAATTGATTTAATTTATGGAACTCCTACTATAGGAGTACCTACAGTTAAAGCAGGTTAATTTATGGCTCTATCAGCATCTACATTAGGGAGCTTAATAAGCGCTAATTTGACATCTGATGGAGCTATTGGGATTAAAAGAGATACCTTTTCTTTAGCATTAGCAGAAGGTATAATAGAGCATATAGTAGGCAAAGCTTTTGTTACTGCAGACGTTGGTTCTGGTACAGGCGGCATAGGTTTAGGAACTGGTATTACTGGTTTATCTGCGGCTAATATGGCAACAACAGCTTTAGGCTTAATGACCACACAAGGTCCAAAAGCACCGACGTTTATGCTACAAATAATGACAGCAGTAGTAAGTCATTTATCTTCTAATGCAACGTTAACAACGGTAAATCCTTCTGTAGGAGTTGGCGTTGGTACAGTTGTTGTAGGATCTATAGCGGTAAATGCCTCTGCTTTAGCTTCGAGCATACAAAGTAAATTAGTCGCCGACGGCGCACAAGGATCAATGTTAGGTAATATATCTTTAGCAATAGCTACTGGAATAGCTACAGAAATTATAACTGCTGGAACAGGCACTGTAGTAATTTCTGGTATAGCCAATTTGCCTAGTGCGGGTTCTGGAACAGGAGTAATAAGCTAATGGCAAACATTACTTCAAATGATGAAAGTTTAAAAATAAGGTTAGGTTCAGACCTAATGTTTCCTATTTCAGGGGATTTTAAGTCAGTAAGCGGATTAGACTTACTTCTTCAAGATATACAACAATTACTACTAACTATTCCCGGTGAACGAGTTAATAGACCAGATTTTGGATGTAATTTAAGAGATCAAGTCTGGGAAAATATGGATGCTGCAGAAGTTAATGGCGCTGGAGCAATAAGACAAGCTCTAGAGAATTTTGAACCTAGAATAACTATTCTAGATGTAAACAGCACTTCTAATTACAATACTGGATTAATTACTTTTAATATTCAATTTATAGTTAACGACTCTGATAGATCAGTAAATTTAATTTTTCCCTTTAGAGTAGGAACAGCGTTATCATTCGCTTAATTAAGAGGAAATAATGGCCAATACTACAAACAAAGATATTGATTATATAGTTAAAGACTTTAATTCTACTGTTGACGCTCTTGTTACGTTTGCAACAGTGAATTATGGTTCTGATACTAGTGCCAATAGACTTTGGACCAATTTCAACGTGGATTCTTTTTCACGAAATTGGCTAGAGATTGTTGCTTATGTGTCTGATCTTTTCTTCTTTTATTTTGATAATCAAGCTACTCAATCTTATTTGCAAACTGCTACTATCCGTAGCGCAATTAAGAATATAGCTGAGCAATTTGGATATAGTCCTGCTAGTGCTACTAGTGCTTCAGGTATAGCACAATTTACTATTAATGCTGCTGGGACTGTTCCTAGAGGCTTTAGAGTGAGGGCGACAAACGGTGAAGAGTTCTACCTTACTTCGGATATTGTTGCTGCTATTGCTGGTACTTATAGCGGTTCAATGCTACAAGGCGTTATCAAAACTGAACAATTTACTTCCCAAGGTCTTCAGAATGAGGAGTTTGACCTCATTGGACCAAATGTAATCAAAGATTTGACTAATTTAAATCCACTAGACATTACACCAAAAGTCACGGTAAACGGCAACGCCTATACTTTAGTTGATACGTTTATCAGAAATAATGGGACTGATACTGCAGCAATCTCAGACTCTTTAGGTAATATCGTAGGCGGTGGTGGTCGGGTATTTACTGTTAATGAACGTCCAGAAGGCACTCCATTTATTAGATTTGGTGATGGTATTTTTGGAAGAAAGCTCCAACCTGGAGAACTAATCAGTATTTCTTATCGTACTGGCGGCGGAACTGTCGGTAATATTGGTAAACAAACTCTCACTACTCTTGTTGATTCTAGTCCCATTGTTACGTCAGTTACAAATGATGCTGACTTTTCAGGTGGTGCTGATGAACAAACTATTGAGCAATTAAGAGAGCTTATTCCTGCTAGCTTGCGCACTCTAGAAAGAGCAGTAGCAGAACAAGATTATTCTGATATTCTAATCGCTAATTTCCCACAAGTTTTAGCTGCATCTACAGAAATAAATAATGATGATCCTGCGGTGGACATCAATATTTATGTAGTGCCGTCAGCAAATACTATTACTAATATCAGCGATAATGCTGTATTAAAGAATACTCTTACTAATTTTATTGATAGGCGTAAAACTGTCACAGTACAATTCCAAATTTTAGATGCCTTTGGTGTAGATACCTTAGTATCTGTAGAAATTTTCTTAGATGATACTACTAGTAAAAGTACTGTACTCGAAACCGTTCAATCTTCTATTGAAGACTTCTTTAGTTTAACTACTGGTGGAGTTAATGGGGCTGGTATAGGATTTGCAGAAAACGTCCTATTAAAAGATATATCAAATTTAGTAGAATCAGTCTCTGGAGTCGAACGTTTTGAAATAAAACGATTGACTTATAGACCTCGTATAGAACAAGATATAGTAGAACTAGTTACTAGCTATAATAATAGCAATGTTACAGTATTCCCTAATGTGTCTGAATCTGAATGGTTGGTTGGGGCAGCAGGAAACGTTTCAGAAAATCCTGGAGATATCTTATTTAGTAATAGCGGACTAGTATCTTATACTTATACCAGTCTAACAGGTGTTGTTCAATATAGTACTTTTGTAAATTTATCTTCAGTAGCTCCTGGAGACTATTTTCAAGATGGGGCAGGGGCTCAATTTATAATTCTAGCCGTAGATAACAGCAACAATAATTTGACTTTAAATTCAGGACTCACGGTTAATACTACTGTTAACGATAGTACCGATGGCTCTGTTGTAAACGGTTCCACTTCATATAAGTCTTTTAAAGTGTTTAAAAAGACCAATGCCGTGGCTACAAACCTATCAATTAATAGTATTACTGATAACAATTTAGATCTTTCAGTAAAAACTGGTATAGGTGTTGCTATTGCTCCCAGAACACTATTAGATAACTCTAGTATTTTTATTCCTAGTGAATATGCTACTGGAGAATTCTTCTTAGTAGACGGAGCTAGTAATATATGGACTATTTTGAGTAATGATAGCAATACTATCAATACTTCAATTACTGCAGTAAATGACGCATCAGTAACTAGTATTACGGCAGGATCTTATAGAATTGTTAAAAACTTTAGTAATAAGCAGGTGATTTTCAATGATAGTATTTTCACTATTCAATACAATAGTCATAATACCATATTTTCTACTGGAGCACAGTTTGGTAATATTGGCACTATTGGCGACCCATTTCAGTTAAGTGAAACTCAATCTAATATTGGAAATCTAGGAATTGATTTAGATCTAATTTCTTATGATTCTAGTACTGGAAGAATTAAGTTAAATGGTTCTCCAGACCTAGCTGGTGTCAGCGCTAAATGGGATCTAGTAGATTCTAATGGACAAATTTTTAACGTTGTGGGTATTGATAATAGAGCACAACCGTTTACTTTGTATGATATAGGAAACCAAAGCGATCAGTTTACTTTAACAGGAACTGGTTTAGGTTTACAAGCGGCACAAGGATTTCAAGTTCCAAGTACTGAAACTTATTCAGTAGTTAGTTTATGGCTAAAACGTGAAGGTAATATTACTGGAAACGTCGTTGCTAATATAACTACTGATTCAGGTGGATTACCTAACTTGGGTGGTATTATTGCTACTTCAAATCCTATAGCAGTTTCTACTATAAATAATTCATCTTTTGCAGAAGTTACTTTCTTTTTTACGACACCTCCTACTTTGACAGCTTCTACGCAATATCATTTAGTATTAAGTAGCGATGCAGCTTATTCAGCTTCTGAAGCAAGCGGCGTCACGGTATTCAGTAATACTGGATTAGTTGGGTTTACTTATAGTGCTATAACAGGAACTGTTCAATATGCTGCAGCAGTAAACTTATCTTCAGTACTACCTGGAAACTTCTTTCAAGATGGCGCAGGAAATTTATTTAGAATCTTGGCTGTGGATGATGCAGCAAATGTCTTAACTTTAGATGTAGGACTTTCTGTTAATAATACTGTTAATGATCCTTCTGATGCTTCTGTTCTTAAAAATGATAGGGTATTTATAGCGATCGATAATAGTGCTCCCTCTTATGCAAATGGGGGATTCTCTCAATATGACGGATCTACTTGGTTTGCAGTAGCAAATACAGACGCTGTATTCTCAGTAAAAGGCACAAAAAATATTACTGTAAATAGTAATTTAACTCCTACTATAGAGCCTGGAGCAACATTATCAGAACGATATTATGATGATGATCAAGAGATATCGTTCGTACTAGGTGTGTCTGGAGGTTTAGTAACTTCTGCGACAGATGTTAATGCTTTAGGTAGAGGAACCGTATCAGGTAATCCAAATAGTGATGTAGATAATTTTGTATTTAGAACTTCTAGATACGCTGATGATATTGTCAATTTAAGGTTAAATGAAATACCTCAAATTGTTTCATCAGATATAAGCTTATCAATATTTGGTGGAGTAGATTAATGGCTTTAATTAGGAATTTAACATCTTCCCCTTTTACTTCTAATCAAATTAGTTTAAATTGGGACCAACCCTCAGGATTTGGGTCAAGTGACGATGAAATTATCGTTACTAGGACTATTACTCATTTTCCTATGGAGTTGTATAATACATCATTTCCTAATAAGGCAACTGACTCTAGACCTATAGAAATATTCAGAGGAAGGGTTATAACGGGTTTAGACGCAGGTACTGTCTCAGTGTCAATGAGCACTTTAACAGATACTTCAGCGGCTTTTCCTACTAACCCTTCTCTCAAGGGTAGATTACTACGAGATCAAAATAGTCAGGTATTCAAAATTTTAAGTAATACCTCTACTAGTATTACAGTAGAAACAGGTACTCCTGCTGTTGGAAAATATGTAGTTTTAGCAGATTTTCCTTCAGAAGTACGTATTCAACAAAATTTTGAATTGGATATTAGAACTACAGCAAACTATAATTCTATTTCAAATTTAGTGGAAAATGTTGGCGGCATCCTACAAATAGTTAACTTTGATGCCAACGAACTAGATAATTTAATCTTTAGAGATGGTGCTGGAACTAGATTTATCATAAAGAATAATAACAATAGTACTATAAACTTCTACGAAAATTTCAACTTTAGAAATGAAAATTTAGTAACATTTACTTATAACACAGTAACTGGAGTTATACAGTTTGACAGCGCTGTTGATTTGAGTAATGTTTCTGCAGGAGATATCTTTAAAGATACTTCTAATAATAAATACGTTATTCTTACTGTTAGTGATGCTATGGATTTTATAACCATAGCGGTAAATAAAAATGTGGACACTACTGCTCCTACTTTAAGTGAACATGGAGCTATAGTTGCTCCTGAAGTTCCTGTAGTTGGTTCAGGTATGGCTATTTTTAATAGTTATACTAATAGTCAGTTAAAACCATATATTGATACTTATAAAACAGAAGCGGAAGCCTCCTCAAGAACTGGTTCTGGTTTATTAGATGACACTTTTTATTACTACACAGGATTTATTAAAAAAGTAGGAGTTAATGTTGCACAAGCAGATTACGCTACCTACGATAGTGCTAGTTCAACTCAAACAGTAGCTTTAAGTTTAAGAAATCGTCAATTTGGAGATTTACTTTATTCTTTATGGCCAAGTTTACATAGAGAATTAGATACTACAGAAGATTTATATGATTTAATGCAAGTATTTGGATTTCAAATGAGTGAGATCCATTCTTTGATTGAAACTTATAAATTACAAAATACACACACAGTCTTTACAAATGCTTTAGAAGCTCTAGCAGATCAAACTGGACTACCTTCAGTTAGTTATGCTATTGGAGCAGATACTCTACGAAGAATATCAAATGATATGATTTCGGCGTGGAAACTTAAAGGTTCTAAAGAAGGTATTGCGTTATTTATTAGAATTATTACTACATGGGATGTTACAAATGGTACGGGAGATTCCAGTGGATCTATTGAAGACTTCCTACCAAATATTGAAGCTCTACGATTTTTTAGCGCTAGTTTGGGAAGTTTAAATACTAGAATAACTCAAACCAGCCCTTTTGTAACCGGAGGAAGATTTGCTAGATCTTTACCAGGAGTAGTAATTCCAGGATTCTTTTCTTTTAGAGAATTCGTTATAACCATTCCAAATGTTGCTCTTTATATTGGAGAAAGCACTGCTTATACAGTTTCAAGTGATACTACTACGATGACTGATAGTGCTGCCAATTTTGGAACAGATGATAGTTTAGTTGGAAATTTCTTATTGCCCAATCAAGAAGAAGTAAATGATCTTTTTGAAATTGTAGCAAATACGGCTACTACAATCACGGTAAAAGGCACTATCATTAATAGAACGATAGGCGGAAATTATGCCGTATTATCTCCGCTAAATGCAAATAGATTCATAATTTTGAACCGATTATTGCCAGGTTATATCCCAGTTAAAACTCGTGCTGGGTTCATATTTACCTAATAAAAGAGGGCGTTAATGCTTAAGTTTAATACTATTCGTACCGCAAGATATCTACGAAGTCGATTCGTAGAGGGTAAATTCTTACTTGCGTCAGAAGGTACTGACATTCAGCTTGAGATTATAGACTTACTTCGACGTACCATTAAATCAGATTTAGGTAATATCTTCATTGGGGACGCTTTTAAATTAGAACGTATTTCAGCTACACAAGTATTAGTAAGAAAAGGAGACGCTTGGTATGAAGGTCTTCCTTTTTCTATGCGTTCTAGTAAAGATGAACTAATTTCTGGCTCAGTTCTTACTAACGGCATTTTACCTCCAGGAGTAACTATAACTGATTACTCTACTGGAGAAGGTAAGTTACTAACTTTTAGTATAGGTACTACTCCTGCCAATACGTACAAAATAATCATAACTGCAAGTGAAGAAGCAGTTACTGATGTTCAAGATCCGTTTTTAAAGAATGTTACTATTACCGAGTCTACTGGCCAAAAGATTCGTTTAAACTACAAAATCAATGTAGTTTTAAATTCCATTCAAACCGAAACTCCTATTCCATATATGGGAGAAACTGGAGCTTATAACGCTGCCAATTTAATTAATCAAGTTATGATTACTCCTACGGCTAGTGGAAATGGTGAATTGCTTGCTACCAATCTTATTGCTGGCTCAAGTATTGACGGTCGTGATTTAGAATTAGTTTTCAGAAATGATCCCGCTATTGGTGGTGGAAACCCCATGCCCATTACTACAGCACATCAAGAAGCTTTTTTTAATGGTAAGTTAATTGATAGTCGTGGCACTGAGTATCATATTAATGCTATCTTTTTAGATGCAGATACTACTAAAACTGTTATTCGTATTGATAAAGAATTTGGTCAACCAGATCCTCAAATCATCAATACTGTCCCTTTTTATATTAAGAAAAAGGATGTATATGTTGCTGATGATAGTTCTGGAGTGCCTAATGGATTCTTATTTCTACCTTTAGGAACAATTGAATGGACTTCTAGTGGTATTACTCACAATTCTAAAGTAGTTGATAGTAGATCACGTATTGTTTTAGAAAAAGATTTTCAAAATATCTCTAATCAAAAATTTGATATTAAAGTTGTTTTAGGATCAGGAACAGTACGTTTTAATCAAAGTGGCAGCCCTTTAGCTTTAAATTGGACTGGACCTTTCCAATTAATTAATCCTCATAGCTCTTTGATTCAAACTATTGCGTCAAATAATGTTCCAATGGTAGATCTAGGTTCATTAGCTTATGAAATGAATTTTTCTGGCGGAGCAATAGAACGTGGAAATCTTGCTGTTACAGTTTCTTCTGCTGGAGCTAATACAATTTTATCTGGATCTCCAGATTTATCTACAGTTAGATTAGGTAATGTTATTCAAGACTCTGGCGGCAACGTAGCTGTTATAACAGCTATAAATGATATAACTGATACTTTAACTGTCAATCCTTCACTAGTATCTACAGGGGCAGCGGTAATTTATAAAGATTCTTTTGGTCCTGGTTACGTACCTTCAACCGAAAATACTTTTATTCTAGCTACTAGAAAAGGTAATTTCGTTTATGGGTCATTTCCTGTGGCCACAACCGATTTTTCAAGCGATATACGTGGTATAGAAGCCGAACCTCTGCACGATAGAATAGGCACTTTAACTGATGTTATTGGTGATGAACAAGAAGATCGTTCATTATATATGCGTTCAGCCAACACTGTATCGTGGACTGGTGGAAACAGCTTTGTTTGGACAGCAGATATTCTAATTCAAATAATTAATACAAAAAGTGGTACTGTAACAGAACATTCAATACCTGCAGGTTCTTTTACCTTAATTGATGGTGAAAGTGTTTGGGTATCTATTAATAGAACCGCCGCATCAGAAGTTTTGACTTATAATAAGTCTTCGATCACTCCTATTCCTGCTCAATCACAAGCGAATAAAGATGTATTAGTTTTATTCCGTAGGGTAGGTTCTGATCTTCAAATCCCAATTTTAAAACAAATGATAGTGTCTCCTAATACAGCTTTTTACCTAGGAGCAGTAGCGGGTACGTCATTCGATCTAACGCAAATACTAACCTCATCAGAGCAAACCATGGTAATCAATGGAGTTGTTAGTAACGTTAAAACCGGCAGTGTTTTAATTAGTAATGACGGTAATATACTTTTAGCTTAATTTTTAAGGAGTTAACAAAATGGCATTTCATAAAGATGAAGCGGGACTTAGTTTACACGCTTTACACGCCTTTACCTTTGCCACTGCTGTAGAACGAGTAGCCGGTACCGGATACACTATCACAGCGGCAGATATCGGTAAAGTTGCTAAACAGACTGATGCTAATAGATTTTATCTACTAGTTAATAATAGCCCTCTTACTTGGAGCGAAGTGACTGCTCCAGGGGGTAGTGGTGGAATCAACTATATTTCTAATGATGGCGCTGAAGATAGTGCTGCTAGTTGGAGTGCTTATGCTGATGCTGCAGCCGCATCTCCTGATGATGGAACTGGTGGATTTCCTAATATCACTATTACTAGAACTACTTCCAATCCACTTCGTACTAATGCTTCATTTTTAATTACTAAAGATGCTGTAGACCGTCAAGGTCAAGGTGTTTCTTTTGATTTTACTATTGATCGAGCTGATGAAGCTAAACCTTTATCTATTGAATTTGATTATGAACCTCTTTCTGGTTTTGTAGCTGGAAGCGATTCTACTAATTCTGATTTAGTTGTTTATATTTACGATTTAGATTATTCTACTTTAATTCAACCTGCTCCTTTTAAACTAGTTGGTGGAGTTGGAGCGAAACATAAGTTTTTAGGAGAATTTCAATCTAGTGCAGCTTCTGGTGGAGCTAATGCTAGAAAATATCGTTTAATTCTTCATATTGCTACTACAAACGCCGCTCCTTGGACGTTTAAGTTCGATGGAGTACGAGTTGGACCTAGAGTTACTAATTACGGAACTCCAATTACTGATTGGCAAACCTATACTCCGGCTTTTACTGGATTTGGGACAGTATCAGTACATTCAATGCAATGGCGACGAGTTGGCGGGAATGTCGAAATTAAAGGAACATTTACTACTGGAACGACTACTGGAGTTGAAGCAAGAGTTGGCCTTCCTTCAGGATTAACTACATCCGATACTTCAGTAATTTCATCAATACAAGTTTGCGGTAATTGGGCTTCAAGTGTGGCAGGTGCTGCAGGTTTAAGTATGCTCGTGGAACCTTCTAAAACCTATGTAACTTTTGGATCACAAAATGCTGGTAATGGAAGCATGTTTTCTATTACTGGATCACAAATTAATAGCAATAATGCTCTTTCAATTAAAGTAAGCGTTCCAATCGCTGGGTGGTCTTCTAATTTAGAAATGTCAAATGACACTTCTACTACGATAGTGTCTGTAGAAGCATTTAAAACCTCAATCAATGGTACACAAAATGTTTCTCCGGGTCCAGCAGTAAAAATTATATTTGGGGGTACTAATCATGATACGCATTCTGGATGGTCTACTGTAAATAATAGATATACTATTCCAGTAGCAGGATTATACAGCTTTACTATTAATTTGTGCCTTTCAAATGCGGTTTCTAATGGTAACGTATCTGTCCTGTTACATAAAAATGGTTCTCCAATAAAACAAGCCCAAGCTGTAATACAAACGGCAGGAAATGCTGGAGCTAATCCTGTTTTTATTGATAAAGCTATGGCGGGAGATTACTATGAAGTATTTTTAGCCACCACTGCCACTGTAGATGTTTGTAGCGCAGCAACAGTAACTGGCGGATCTACTTTTAGCGTAAAAAAAGTTTCTGGTCCTGCACAAATTGCTGCTTCAGAAATTGTTGTAGCAAGATATACCTCTGGTAATACTCAAACAATAGTAGGTGCCGATGACTCTGCAGCAGCGATAAGAAATTATGAAACCAAAGTAATCGACACTCATAATGCTGTAACAACTGGAGAATCAGTGTGGAAATTTACTGCTCCTGTTAGTGGTTTATATAGAGTTACGGCTCAAGGTGAGTCTGCCTCTGGTGGTGGCTGGGATACCACAGAAAAATGGGCTCTTAGATTATTTAAAAATAGTACGGCTTATTCATATTTAGGTATCGATTATTCAGAAGGAATACATACAAATAGGTTGTGTGCCGCTGGTACAGATATCGTTTCTCTAAAAGCTGGAGAATATATTGATATTAGAATTGAACAAACTTGTCAATCTTTATTAGGAACAGGCAATAATCACCAAGTTAATTACGTAAATATTGAAAAAATTAAACAATAACTTTGGAGTAACCAATGGGAAGAATTTCCATAAGGATCTTTAATAACCCCGATATTGGTGGTTACTACCATCGTAAAGCGGTTAATATATTAGATTCTGTTACCACTAGTTTACCCACAGGTATAACTATAACCCTTGATGGATATCAGATTACTGATGGTGACAGAGTTCTATTTACCAATCTATCAGACCCTTCCTTAAATGGTAGGATCTATGAAGCTGATATTGTAGATAAAAAACTTATCTTTAAATTGGCTAGAGATGGTCGTGCGTCTAATGGTGATACCTTGGATGGTGATACTACTTACGTATACTTCGGTTCACATAAAGGTGAACTATGGACGTATGACGGCGGCACTTGGATACAATTAGATGTTGATATTCTAGAATCAGATGATATCAAACGTGATGGTTCAGCGCCCCCATTAGCCGATATTTCTTGGGACGGATATAAATTAACGGATTTGGGCGCTCCTACTAATCCTAATGACGCTGCTACAAAAGCTTATATTGATGCTGGTATTTCTGGTATCACTGAGCAAGTTCAAGATACCGTTGCGGCTTTAATTCAAAATGGAACGGGATTAAACTGGACTTACAATGATACTCTTAATACATTAACTGGCAACGTCACTCTTTCTCCTTTTAACACTACTGATTTAGCTGAAGGATCTAATTTATATTATACAGATGAACGAGTTGATGATCGTGTATCAACTTTAATACAGAATGGTACTGGTCTAACTTGGACTTATAATGATGGATTAGGTACTTTACAAGGTAATGTTTCCTTATCTCCCTTTTCTACTTCAGATCTAGTAGAAGGTTTAAATCTATATTATACTCAAGCTAGATTTAATATAGCTTTTGCAGCTAAAAGCACTACTGATTTAGCAGAAGGCAGTAATCTTTACTATACCGATGAGCGAGTTGATGATAGAGTTGCAGCATTAATTATTGACGGTCCAGGTATTACTTGGACTTATAATGATGGTGCTGGAACACTTCAAGCCTCTTCTTCTCTTGCAGGATTCGATACTGATGATCTTGCTGAAGGAGCCACAAATCTATATTTTACTAATGAACGTGTAGATGATAGAGTAGCGGCGTTAATTCAAAATGGTACTGGTATCCAATGGACTTATAATGATGGTGCCAATACTCTTCAAGCTAATGTCTCTTTGTCTGCATTTTCAACTTCAGATTTAGCAGAAGGTTCAAATCTTTATTATACTGAGGAACGAGTCGATGACCGAGTTTCTACATTAATACAAAATGGAACCGGTCTAACTTGGACTTATAATGATATTCTTAATACTTTTACTGGTAATGTCAGTTTAGCATCATTCAGTACTACTAATCTTGCTGAAGGCAGCAATCTATATTTTACTGATGAGAGAGCGCAAGATGCCGTCGGCGCTGCGCTACTTAATAGCTCATCTTTAACTTGGAGTTATAACGATACAGCTAATCAAATTAGTGCAGTTGTTGTTGCTTCAGGTATTACCCACGGAAATTTATCAGGACTTTCTGCGGACGATCACCC